AAGGGGGAGAGGGAGGGGGCAGTAATTGCACCAGTAGAATTTATTGCTTCAACTATTGGCACAGAGATATAGTTTGATCCGTTAATAGTTACGTTGGTTGCAGAATTTGTAATGACTGTTGGGCTGATAGAAGAGATTGTTGGTTTTGTTTCACCTGGTGGAGTGGCCCAAGCTAACTCTGATATTCCATTTGATACACTTCCGTAACCTATAAATTGATTTGGGTTTCCTGTTCCTGTTGGAAGGTACAGCCCCGCTCCTCCAGTATTAAATGTTCTTGCTGCAGGATTAAAAATTCTATTACCCATAAAAGAATTTGAGCTAGATTGATAATACAAAACATTTGGAGTGTTGCCACCAACTGTTATTTGTGTGTAAGCTCCTGCTTGACCTGGTGTACCATTGGTTGTTACATTTGTGCTATAAATCTGAGTTTTGCCATCATCTAAATAAAATCTTAAAGGATGTCCTGTATTACTATTGTCAGATTGATCAAATCTGTAGACATATTGATATGAGGGTACAACATTGCCATCAATAAAAAATGAAGGTGCCTCTGTACCATTTATAAAATAAGCATCACTATCGCCTTGCCCATTGTAAACATTTGCAGAAGTTTTTGTGGCAACAGTGACGGTAAATGTTATAGGACTTGATGAAGTGCCTTGAGGCGTTACATTTAAACCATTGTTAACAATAGAATTGCCAGCTTCACCAATTGTAATTGTCGATCCTGAATTTTTTTTGATCGTGTTTACTTTAATCTCTGATGTCATATTAGTACTGTAATGATACTCCTCTTATTCTTGCTTCTTTACTACCACTAGCTTGGTTAGCAAAACTAATTTTATATTTTAATTGTGTTCCTGCTGTTACAGATAAATCATTTACTTTTGCCATTTTAATTCCTGTAGCAAAATCTGGTAAAGCTGTAAGAGTAGCTGTAGCAAAGTTACTTCCATTGTCTGCAGATAATTGTAATACTATATCTGTGTTTAATGTATTGGTACCAGCGTTATCTTGATAAGTTATTACTGCCCCCATTTTGTTTGTTGATGAACTTGCTGTAATCGCTGTTCCTTCAAAAGAGCCAGTTGCATTTACTGTAGAAACATTTTCAAGTAAATTTAACTCAGTTACATAAATATATTGATTAGAGCCACTTAAGGTAACTTTTATTCCCCAAGTTCTTTTTTGTGTTGTACTAGCTGCATTTGTAAAAGAGTATGGATTTGAGCCACCATTATTATTAGAAACAGTATCTAATGTAACACCACCACTACTCATATTGGAGTCATCAAAACCTTGAAAAGTCCAACCCCAAGGAGCGCCATTACCAAAAGTACTACCACCAACATCTAATGTATATCCAGTGATAACTTTTTCATTACCACCTCCAAAATCGAAACCTAAGTGCCAAGCATCAGTACCATTTGTTCCACTACCAGTTGCAAATTGTGATGTGTTATTAGCAAAAGCTGTAGAAGCAGCATAACTACCACCAGCACTTGAACTAGCAACTGCATTACCACTAGAGTAGGAAATTTCAGCTTGTGTTGTACCAACAGCACTTACATATTCAGAGCTATTTCTTTCAGCATTAGTTAGACTTGTAATTTTAGTTGAATCTTGAAAAACATCGAAAGAAGATGAGTTAGTGTTAGAACCTGATAAATTTTCTTGTGTGTGAACTCTTAATCCTAAAGTAGATAAATCATTTATAATTTGGTTATCATCAAAAGTTGTTGCGTGTTGATTTACATTAGATGCTGCAATTCTAGCATCAGCAAATGTGCCTGATGTTATTGCTGAAGTAGGAAATGAATATTTTAAATCTTTATAATTACCCATATTATTTCTCCATTAATAGCCAACCTTGTGTGGCTCCTGAATAAACTAATCCAAAAGCAGCTCTCTCAGTGCTTACTGTCATATCAGATGTAGCACCTTGAATTTTGTGACTATTTCTTCCAATAGTTATGTTGTGTGTATCTGCTGTAGCAGAAGAGTCAATAAATCTTATTTCATCTCCTAGTGTTGCCAAACCTGGTAAAGTAGCTGTAACTGCTCCGCCTGTTGTATTAATAAAATAACCTTCACCAGCTACTGCATTAAAATTAGCAGTTTTTTCAGCTTGCCAAGAAGTTCCACCAACACCAGTTGGTAATTGAACCGTTGCACTAGATGCATTTAAAGTAGAACCAGATGCTAAAGTAAGTGTTGCACTTGCAGGAACTGTGATTGTATCACTTGCTTCTCCTATTTGAAGAGCTGTACCTGACTGTGGTATGACCTTATCTACTTCAATCTGACTCATAATATAAATAAGTTACCTGTTATTGTTAAAGATCCTGTAACTGTTACAGGACCGGCTAAAACACCAGAGTCCATAGTTTGAGTATCACTAATAGTAGCATTATGTGTAGTCACATAAGATGTAGGATCCATGCTGGGAGATGGCGCCCTCTTTGCTGGATACGTACAAAATACATCTTTAGTGCCTGCAGAAAAATCTACTTTGTTATCACTATTTGAGCTTTCTAAAACTGTGTCCCTTGATAATGTATCAGGAGATGCATCAGTAACAGTACCTATTCCTACTTCAAATTCCGTGCTACCTGACTGCATTGTAATACAGTAGTATGTAGTATTAGTAGTCCCAATGGCACCAACAAAAGTTTGAAAACCAGTGCTTGCACCTGCAAGATTTATAGTTCCTGTTCCTGTTGATGTCGTGGTCTCCTTAACACGATCATTGATAATCAATGCCATGTTAAACTCCTACGATAATCTTAGTATAGCTGTACTAGTTGTTGGGTTCGGAAACTGAACAGTAAATGTACCATTGGTTGCTGTAAAATCAGAACCAAAATTTAAAATACAAACAGCATCAGTTGTTCCTGATCCACCAGCTGTAGTGGTATTATAAATCATAGCACCCCTAGCTGTAAAACTCGCAGATGTCCACTGAGGATCAGTTGAAAAATCTACGAAAGCTGTTGAGGCACCAGAACCACCTGTAACTGACTGACCTGCTAATGCTAATCCGCCTGCTGTGTAAGCTGTACCTGATGTATTTGTTGTTTCATTACTTGTTGAATAATCCGTTGTCGATGCTCCTAAACTTGCACTTGAAGTAAACAATGCAATCTTAAAAGTATGACCACCATTTGCAAAATTATGCTTACCTTCTAACAGTTCTTGTTTGAAAGTGTTACATACTGCTTGTGCTATTGCCATCTTTAACTCCTTCTACGGTTGTTGCGATTTGAGAGGCGTCCTTAAAACACCACTCATATATTCATCTCTTCTTCCACGGCCTTGCTGTTCAATTGCTAAGTCTTGTATGGCTTTCATATAAGACTGCTCATAAAGAGCAAGTAAATCGTAGGGGCCTTTGAGATATTTAAAGGCCTCGCAGAGACTCGCATACAACAACGTCCTTGGAGCATTTGTACTGACCCAGGTAGTCGCGTTGGTAGACGATAATCCTGTTGGTAACTTATTTAAAGCTACTTCTATATTATATGCAACATCTGGCGTTGGCGCAAGATATATGTTTCCTGCTTTCCAGTTTGCATAATAAATTGGAGTATCTGTAGCTGTTCTATCTGGCCAATATTCTTGCATAAAAGTAATGTCTTTTTGTTCCAAAGTTCTTCTAGTATTAGCTAAACTTTGACCATATATTTGAACGGATCGTATTAATGCAAAATCAGCTACGTTTAGACCAGGTAAAGATACAAAACCATTACCTGCTGTTAGTGCTGCTATTTGATAAGATCTAAATGCATCAAGATCAACTTCTCTAAATATTCTATTTTCTGCATGCTCTATAAAATCATTTATTATTGTTGTTGTAAGAACATTACTGTCTGTTTCTGTGTATGCTCTAATTTGATCTACTAGTTCTGTGTATGTTGTCATCTATCCCTCTATTGTTACCGGACCTGAAGTACAAACAGATCCTCCAAATCTATCATTTGCTTCTACTGATGTTCCTGCAGAAGCTGTAAAATGATATTCATCAGGACTGTTTACAGGAACAGTTATTAAATATCCAAAAGCATTTTCTAAAACATTTTCTGTAAATCCATTACCTGGATTACAGTTTCTAAATCTTACTCTATCACCTGTAGTTCTACCGTGATTATTTTCAATTACATAAATTACATTTGTTGCAGCAGCTTTATTATAAAAAGGATTACCAACTAATAATCTCGCAGCAGATGTTTCTACACGATCCGGTCTTGCGTCTTGTAAAGCTTGGGGATCAGGTGCAATTCTTATTGGTTGAAGTTGTGGTTGTTTAGCTTCAAACTCTGTTCTATGAACTAAAGCTCCAGTCCACTCTCTTACCATTTCTTTGTAAGGAAAAGCAAAACCAGATCTATCCGATATAGCTTGAGAATTTTTGCCAGAAGAAAATTTTCCCATCTTAACCTACTGACGGAAAATATGATTGAGGAGTTAAAAATAAACTTGTTCTTGCACCATCTTGATCAGCTGCTCTTTTCCATTCATCTTCATATAATAATTTTAATGCTTGCATTCTTTCAGGTGCTTTTTTCTGTGAAAGATAAAATGCAAGTCCTGCAGTCATACAAGGTAAAAATCTAAAAGGTATTTCTGCATTATTTGTATATGCATCCGCATCTGATAATCTTATCATTGCATAATATTTTAAAGTATAAGTTCCACTAGCAGGAACTGCTGGATATAAAAACATTGTAGGATTTATTTCTCTTTGAAAATAATATTGAGATGGTCTGCCAGAGGTAGCTTTATTTGGTAAATTAAAATAAGTAGCCCTACTTATTGAAGTAGCTGCAAAATCATTTGTGCCATCATTAATTACTACATCTGTTACATCTATTATTTGTTGTGCTGCATCTGCACCTGATCCAAAAAGACTTGTACCAGTTACTGATTGAGCATTTGCTGTTAATGTTTTGGTAGTTTGTTGAATAGTCCATAAATTAAGACCTCTGTTTGCCCATTCTGCAAACATTAAATTTAAACTTCTTTTTGCCGTTTTTAGATCATATCCGTCACGAACCATTAACCCACATCTTTCGTAGGCTTCTTGTATTATGTCATTTACGGCTAAATCAAAATTTTTACTGTTAGAATAAGTCGGCATCTATCTTCCCTGTCTATTATATTTCTTCCAGCAACGTCTTTTATGTTTATTTTTAGGACGAGACCTTGAAGAAGAGCCTATACTAGTCCTTTTTTTGATGGGTGTAAAGTATTCGTTAGAAGGTGTTTTAGCCATACTA